CACGACCACGATGTCGGCGTCGTCCTGATCAAAGGCGTCGTAAATCAATTTGAAGCCGGACTTCCGGCGCTTGCATTCGATGCGCAGCCCCTCGACCACAACGTCGCCGGCGAAGTCATCGCCGAGCTGCACCTTGTGCTGGCCGCTGCCGAACACGCGCTTCGCCTCCAGCCCTGCCGCTTCGGCTGCGACGACGACCTCGCGCTCAAGTTCGTAGCCGCGCTGTTTGTTCCGCGCGCTCATTGCTGCGCCTGCATGAATGCGATTTGATGGTCGTCGGCTGTGACCTCGCCGCCCGTCTCGCGCATAATGTTCGCGCAGATCTGCGCGCCGGGGCGCATGCGACCGATGGCGTAGTAGTAGACGGCCGGACGGCTGCACCCGAAGCGTGTAGCCGCTGCGGTGTAGGTCAGGTTGTTCTCAAGCAACCAATCGCGAAGTAGCATTCTCTCTCTTTTTCATTACGTGGCGTAATGTCGGAGAAAGTGCTATCACCCGTTCACAAATTCTGACAACATATAATTTGGCTACATGACAAAAAAAAATTTGTAGCCGATAAAAATGACAAAGGACGACACACATGGCGCAGAACAGAATTGCCGAACTCGCTGCGCGGGCCGGCCTAAAAATACCGGAGCTGGCACGTCTGATAGACGTGAAGGCGCCAACGCTGCGCGTCTACACTCGCGGCGAGCGTGAGCCGCGCCCTGCCCTGGCGGAGAAGATAGCTGAAGCACTGGGCTGCACCGCGAACGAAGTCATGGGCTTTGACATGAACGGCGGGCCACCGCCTAAAGACGTCGGCGAAAACCAGATACCGGTTTATGGCAACGCGGCTGCTGGCTTGGGCGCCGACGTCACCGACGTGAGCAGCCCGGTCGAATACGTTGGTCGCCACCCGCTCATGGCGAGCAGCGCAAACGGCTACGCCGTGTTTGTGGTTGGCACGTCGATGGAGCCGCGCTTCCGTGAGGGTGAGATTGTTTATGTGCGACCGGGCAAGCCGCCGCGCAAGGGCGACGACGTGGTCGTCCAGATCGAGGATGGCAAGACGCGCACCGCAATCGTTAAAGAATATGTGAGCGCAGATGACGACGAAGTGACGCTTTGTCAGCATAACCCAGCAAAAGAGATCAAGATTCGGCGTGATATCGTCGCAGCGATCCATATCGTCTGCGGAACATCCATAACGTAATTTTTTTACTTTACATTTTGTAATGTTTTAAACTAGGCTCTCTCTCCCCACAACGAGGAGAGAGAAAATGTTGCGCTTTGCAACCGAATTTATCGTTTTAGCGGGCCTAATAGCCCTCGCCTACTTCACAGTCATATTTAGCTGCGCCTCTATCGAAAGGTGCTTCGTATGAGCGGGCAGACTGCGCTGCTGGACAAAAAGCGCGCATGTATGGCGCTTTTTGGTTCCGCCAACTCCAACCGATACAAGCAACTGAAGGCGCTTGCCGCCGCAGGTGAGATCAAACTGATCGACGGCAAGTGGGTGCCGCGCGCCGAGATCCTGCGCCTCGCGGGCGATCTTGATGGCTGAGTGCGAAAAATGCCACGGCGACCACCACGTCCGCACGTCGAACGGCATGCTCATCCAGTGCGAGTGCATTACCGGCGAGCATTTCGACGTAGTCAACCGCCCGGCGCACTACGCGCAGGGCGAGATTGAATGCATCGACGCAATTAAGGCAGCGGTCAAAGACCTCGAAGGCTTCGATGCCTACGGCACCGGCACGGTCATCAAATACGTCTGGCGACACACACACAAAAACGGCGTCGAAGACCTGCGCAAGGCGCGCTGGTTCATCGACGTGATGATCCAAGAACTTGACTAGCGCGCAGCGCGCAACGCTGCATTTCAATATGGAGAGAGAGAGAGATGCTCCACGACGTTGAGGCAACGGCCTCGGAAAACGAAATCGAAACTTTCGCGCACAACGATTTCGAAACGGAATTGTTGATGTATATCGACGCGACGGCGCCCTGTACCGTCAATGATTGGCGGATCACGCCATTCCAAGCCAAGACGATGTTGGCTTGGAACAAAAACAACAGGTCGCTGAAGTCCGGCGTAGTAGAGCGCTTGGCGCGCTACCTGACAGAGGGCCATTGGCGCTACACTGGCGAGCCAATTATTTTTTCGAATACGCGGCTGTTGGACGGGCAGCATCGTCTGCATGCATGTGTTGCTGCGAACGTACCGCTTCAATCGAACGTAACTTTTGGGGTGGATGACGCGGCGTGGTCGTACATCGATTGCGGCGTCGCGCGCTCACCGGGTGACGTGTTCAAAATGCACGGCGTCGCTAACGCTAATGACGTGGCCGCAGCGACCAGGTTGGTGCGGGCGTATGAAACCGGCGCCCTGCCGCTGAAAAACCGAACAATCACCCACGAAGAGCTTTATGACCACTACTTACGCTACAGCGAAATCCAGAAAGGTGTGCGATTTGGAACAATGTGGCGGAACGAAAAGTTGTGCGCGCGGAATGCAGTGATCGCGGCTTTTTATATTTGCCAAAAGATTGACCCAGTTGCGGCTGAAGTCTTTTTCGTAAAGGTCGGCACCAGCTTGAATTTTTCCGGGCCGAATGATCCGGCGCTCAAGCTGCTAAAATTTTTCCGCAAGCTCGTCGCTGACGGATATGTGATCCGTAACCATGACAGCCTTGGCGCCATACTGACCGCCTGGAACGCGATGCGCGCGGGTCGTACGCCCCGCAGCTTGCAATACAAGCTGGGCGACCCTTGCCCGAGGGCTGTCTGAGATGCCAAATGATCTGAAAGAAGCGTGGCGGTTCCGCCATTCCAAAATGATCGCCGCGCCCGCGGAAAAGGCGGAGCAGATGCGCGCGCCTGACGTCGATTTTGGTGGTCAGTTCGAGGATGACCCCCGCGCAGTGCGTGAGGGCGGAAAATTAAGCCTAGTGACGCAGCAGCGTCTGCTCGCTCACGCCATCGCTCGGACGACGAGACGATGACCGCAGGGTAATTACCTGGACGTCATCGACGTCCTCAAACAGATCAGCGGCGCGGCGGGCAAAATCCTCCGCGTCGTTTTTTGTGGGGAATTCATGCGCGATACATGCTTCGTCATCTGGAAACGTGATCGTGACGTCGTACACGTCACCTTCGTCGTGCAATTTGATTGTGATCATAAAAAAACTCCCTTTCGTGCGACGATAACGCCACAACGAAAGGGAAAATAAAATATGCGATTTGCTCTGCATTTTGCTCTGCATTTTGCAGACTATTTTCCGATGACCTCTGCAACCGGCGTCATCGTAAGCTCCGGGTATTCGTCGTAGACCGACCAGCCGAGACGATTTCTTCTAATGACGTCCTGCGCCTCAATCTCGTCAACGCGCGCGCGCAGCCCTTGCGTGAACTGATTGTGCTTATGACTATTGTCACAAATCACTTTGTAGTAATGGTAGGTGAAGCCCTCTAACATCACTATGAAGTGCCTCGACGGCCTGACCAACTTCTGACGCTTGTCGTCGCCCTCCATCGGGTCCAAACTAATGTAACCGGCTTCCTGCGCTTGCCTGATCAGCCGCTGAAATTGGCTGTCCGGCACAGTCGCGCAGTTAGCCCTCAACTCTTGACGCGTGAGCCAGTAGCCGCGATGCCACGCCTCGCCAATCGCGTAACAAATCGATGAAGCAAAGCGGTTTTGGAACCAGAATTTTCGGGCCGGTGATGCGTTGGGCTTCCACGCTTCGTTTAGCCACCATAATCTTGCTTCGCAGTACGCAGCCATGAACTCCCTGTACTCACTAAGCTCCGACTGTTGTTCCAGCGGGATATCGTGACCCGTAAGCGAGTCCCAGTTTATGTTGCCCTGCACGCTCGGAATTTTTTTAGCCATGCTCTCTCTCCCTATATGTCAAACGCTGCGGTCATCTTGTCTGCCAGCGTCTTGTCGCGCCGTGGATCAGACAACCAATGTGCGTACTGCTTCCGCGTAAAATCGATGGACGTGTGTCCGAGAAACTGTGTGATTTGCGCGTCGGTGTAGTCCGTTTCGAAAAGTAAAACACTCGCATAGAAATGACGCAAATCATGCCACCGGATCGGCTCAATGCCTGCGGCAACGCAAGCCGTGTGCAGACCGCGTTTTCGCCAATTACTTGGGTCGGCTATGTTGCCAGCCAATGAAGGGAACACCAGCCCGCGCGACCGTTGCTCCAGCGGCTGTGCCAGCTTCCACTCTTTAAGATCTTGCACCAGCGGCGCCGGCAACGGGATTGACCGAACGCCCGCTTTTGTTTTGACAGTTCCCAACCCACCCGAACGATCACGCGCGTGTGTCACCGTGTACACTGCACCGTCCAGGTCAAGGTTATCCCACCCACAGGCCACCTGCTCGCCAGCTCGGACGCCGGTCGCGGCACCGAACTTGATCCGCAACGCATAGTCACCAGCGTGTTCGATAATCCGCCGGATGTCCGCGCGGCTGATACGCGGCGGCGGGTTGTGTTCGATCTTGCGCTTCGGCAGGTCAACGTCGCGGCACGGGTTTGTCCGCGCCCAATTGTTTTTCACCGCGTACTTCAACAACTGCCGCAACGTGTTGAAGCGGTTCAGCCCGGTGCTGTGAGTTTGCACAAAAATGGCCGGGATGATTTCCATCTCAATGTAGGCGACAGTGACGTCCATCACCTTGCGCTGCCGCAGCTCGGACACGTTGTCGAATATAAATTGCAAGTTGCGACGGTGCGTCCGCGTCTTGTCTTCGGTCGCGTCCGGCTTCGCCCGGACGTAATTTATAAAAGCCTCCGCGACGTCACATACGCGCGGGTTCTTTGTCCGCGGGATGTACTCGCCGTTCTGATGGTCAGCGAACGCTTGGTCGCGAACGTCCAGCGCCTCGTCACGACTGCCGACGATTTCGCGCCCGCCTCCGATGCTGCGCGTATCGACGGCCCAGCCTTTTTTCACCTTTGTGATTTTGTCTGATTTTTTCATGTCTCTCTCCTATCCGCAGCGATGCTGACGGCACCGCTCGCGGTAGCCGTCCACAGCCTCATCAAAATTTTGGAAGTAATCGCCCGACAGCGCGAGGCCGTCGTCGCGTAGGTACCAAGTGGCAAACGGCGTGTAGCTGTTGCCCGTTTTGCACAGCGCAATCTTGGCCTTGTCACGGCCGACTGGGCGGGCGTCGATGATGTCGTAGGTCATCTCTCTCTCCTTGATGCCGGGGCCGAAGCCCTCGGCTGTTTGGTGTTAGTCTGCGAGAACTGCGTCACCGCCCCATTTGTCGCCGGTTCGAAAGGTGGATACCCAAACGTTGCCGCTAAGGCCGTGTCCGCTACCGTCGAGAGCGGCCCAAGCTGGCGCGCGTTCGAGGCGTTGGGTTAGGCCGAGGCTTTTGAGTACGCGACTTTTTTCACCGGTCGGCAGGAACTTTTTGCCGCGCCTTGCAATCAATTCGTGTTCATCGTCATGGAGCAGCCAAGTGAAACCGAACTTGGTTTCGATCTGCTTTGCTTTGACGCGGCGGTCGCCTTCCCAAAGGCCAATGAACTCCGCAGTATCGCCCTCTTCGCGGATTTGAGCCTTTGCTTTGGAAAGTCTCTCCGTCCATCCACAAGCCCACTGAGTTAAGCAGCCATCGGTATCACTCCGCTCCCAGCTTTCAGCCGACCGCTCGATGGCGATGGCGGCGTCAGCGCGGAAGTCGTCAGCGGTTTTGTTTTTCTCGGTGCTAATCATCTCTCTCTCCTCAATCTGCGGATGCCCAGTCCGTGGGTCGTCCTTCGTCATTACATATCGTAACAGATTGTTACATTACAAGGCCATAAAATAACTTAATGACCTACGGATTATGTTGAGGGATTTTTTTTTGGCACTAGAACGCGAAAAACCCCCCGATTTAAAAATCGAGGGGTTCTAGAAACACCGCTAAGTGTTTGTTTTTAAATGGTGCGCCCACCAGGACTCGAACCTGGGACCCACTGATTAAAAGTGCGTATCAGTACCGCCCAAGGTTCATTTAAAAACAAAGGTTTAGCGTGTAAGCCTCAATTCCAAAATCAAGAATCGTTCTACAGTGACAAAAGCGAACACGCAATGAGAAAATTTTACATTAAATTTTTGGCAGCGGGTCGTTCGATTCAGTGGGTCGCTTTCGGTTGGCGTGGAAATTGTGATCGGTCACGAACACCGTGCGTTCGATAGGATCGACGTAGACCATTTCGACATTCAGCGCCTTTTGCAGTTCAGATCGTGGCCGGTGTATCCGCGCGCTGCGATTGCGACCAGGGTTCGTCCTGCCCGCATCCTTTTTAACTTGGATCAACCGCGCGCCGTTTTCGTTCACGACGATGAGATCAATCGGGCTACTACCTTGCGACGCCGGAAAAACCCAATATCCCTGACGCATAAAATGCTCGGCGCAAATCAACTCACATACGTCGCCGTCGATCAGTCGCTGGTCAGGCATACTCGCCGGTGCGGATCCGTTCCGCTATCCGGTCGGCCCGCTTGCCGACTTGTTCAGCCCACCGGCTATCTAGCGCCTGAGTAGCGGCGCCCTCATAGTCCTCCGCCATCAGCCCGTTGATCATGCGTTTAAACTTCGCGAGGTTGCCGGCGCCCATATTGAACGCCATCTCAATCAGCGCCTCGCGGCGTACCTGGTTGAGAAGCGACCAGATGTTGTCGCCGACAACACGCCGCGCTGCGGCTTCAAACTTGACGAGATCGTTCGCGAGCAGGTCTTCGGCTTCTTCTTCAGTGATCCCCGTCCCCGGTTCGTCGGGGTCCACACACCGGCCATAGCCCAAGGTAAGACGCCCTGTGGGGCAGCGGTACGCTGTCGGGCTGAAGCCTTCGTGGCGCTTGATGCTGTCAATCAAGTTATCGCTGATCACTTCCCTACTCCCTTCGTGCGCTCCCAGCTTCTCAGCGAACCCAGCCCGAGCATGCCCAAAAGTATCGGCATCATCTGCGACATATCCAGCGTCGGCAGTTCGACCAGGTGGCCGGTCTGCGCCAGCACAAACGACGCCATCGGCTGGAACAAATACGTCCACGCCAGCGATGCCGCGCAGGTCCAGCCCGTCAGGGGACGCCAACTGGACTGAAACCAGTTGCCCTTCGCCTCTTCTTTGTTCACCTCGATTTGCGCGAGATCGACCTTAGCGAGGTGTTCCGTCAGGCTGGCTTTGATTGCGCGCTCCGCCTTCGCGCGCTCTTCGGCGTTCTCAGGCAAAAACCGGCCGACGATGTCGGTGACCGCCGGTAATATGCTAGGCAGCAAGGCTTGGATCATTTTCTTGCCTCCATCCCTGGGATACCCATCGCGTCGATGTCTCGAATGATTTCGTAATCGTTATTCATGGCCGAATGATTTCGTAATCGTTATTCATGCTCAGTAATCGTTATTCATGTTCGAATGATTTCGTGATCGTTATTCATTCGGCTTTCCTTTCGTTAGGTACGGGCGGATGGACGCCATTATGGAGCTTATGCATTCGCGCTGCTTCGTCTTTCAAAAACGCGATGTCCGCCTGTATTGCGGCCAGCGTCATGTGGTCGCGGCGCAGGTTCTCCGGGCTGTTCATCTTCGCCAAGATGTCGATGCGCTGTTCCTGCGTTTCGGAGAGCGTGTGCAGCCTGTCATATCGCGCATCAAGCGAGCGGATATCTTTGTGCAGGTCTTTAGCTTCTTCCGTCAGTTGCTTTATCTGCAACTTCGCTATGGCGGCACCGCCGAAGACACTCGCCGCGACGCCCAACAGCGTGATGACCAACCTGATGTCTATCGCGCCGTCCATTTCGCCTTTTTCCCTGCGCCCGTGGCGAACTCCCAATTGTCGCCCAGCCATACGATGCAGACCGCTCCGTCCATCTTGGGCGGCGAGAACGTAAGCATCCATGCGCCTGAACTACTCACGGACAACTTCACCAGCCCCTCGTCGGTCGTGCCGTAGCCACGCAGATTTTCAGGCGGCTCAAACGTCGCGGCTGCTTTTTTCGGCAGGCACGGCAGCTCGTGCGAGTACGCGGCAGGCACAAAAAAAGCCGTCAAAATGACGGCCAGCAAATACAGCGCGAAGGCGCGAGCGATCATGCGAGTTCAGGCCAGTCGTACAGGATGCCAGACTTTGTAGTGCTGCCGTCGTCTTCTTGGATCGCGGCGCTCACGGCGGGATTAGGCATTGCCGCCGCCCGGCTTAGGAATGTTGTTACGCACGGCTTCCACATGCCCGACGTAGTCGGCGACCGATGGCGGCAGCGTCTGGCCGCCCGCCTCGATTGCCTTGGCTAGCTCGTAGACCACTTCGCGGAAACGACCTTCGCCGAACGAGAAATAATTTTCCCGGCGCTGCCGCTTCCACGACTTGCCGGTCTCTGTCTTCTTCGGGTTTTGTTCCATCTTCTACTCCGTCAG